GTAAAAGCGCCGATTAGTGAATGGGAGGCGCAAGGATTGTTGACGATCATTGACGAGCCGTTAATTAGTGTGGATGCGATTGTAGATTGGTTTGTGAAGATGAGAGAAGAGAATCCGGCACTATCCACGATTGTTGTGGATCTGTTCAAGTTAAATGCGCTGAAGAAGCCACTGGAGGAAGCTGGGTTCGAAGTACTCTATATTCGTAATCCAACAGCAATCAGTGGTCAGATTAGCGATAAGATTGATCGAGTGTTCGCTTCTCGTAGTATCCGGTGGGGGTTAGACTATATGATGCGCTGGTATACGAATAATGTATACGTGCAGTATGATAAGGCTGGTAATAAGAAGTATGAGAAAAAAGAAGAGCTAAGACGGAAGACAGATGGGTTTATGGCACTAGTCTATGCCTTCTTCTATGCGAATACAAACTTGAGTCCGCCAGAACGGTTTATTTTAGATGATATTGAGTTTTAAGTGAAAGGGGTGATTGTTTGGGATTGTTTGAGTACTTAATGAATCGATTTGTAGAGCCGAATGTAATTGCAGATATTGAGTTGTTGGCAGAAGATTATGCGACGACGATTATGAAACAGCGAGCAGTTGATGTGGTAGTTGGACGGATTGCTCGAAGCTTATCGCTGGTTGAATGGCGAACGTATGAAGGAGGGACGTATAAGAAAGACTTGCTGTATTATCATTTGAATATTCAGCCGAACCAAAATGAGAATGCGGGAGCATTCTGGGAGCGAGTAGTTCGGCGCCTAATCTATGATTCGGGTGAGGCGTTAATTGTCAAGACGCGTGAAGATGAATTCTTATTGGTAGATAAGTTCAATAAGAAGTCCTTTGTGCTAAAAGAGAATGTCTATACAGAGGTCGTGGTGGGTGACTTGGCGTTCAATCGAGCGTTCTATGAATCGGAAGTGATTCATCTAAAATATGAGAATCTGCATCTGAAGAAGGTGCTAGGGGAGTTGGATCAGTCATATGGGAAGCTGTTCGAGCGATTAGTCCATGTAGCGATGCGAACAAATCAGATTCGAGGAACAGCGAAGTTAACAGGTGCATTAGCTAAAAATGAAAAGGCACAGAAATATCTGCAGACGTTCGTGGATAAAATCTTCAAGACATTCAGTACCCGTTCGGAAGCGATTGTACCGGTTCAAGACGGAATGGAGTATACAGAGCATTCAAGAGAAACAAATACACGGTCACAAGTAGATGAGTTAAATAAGGTGTCGAAAGAATACTTAGATAGTGTGCTGCAAGCAGTCGGTATCCACCCGTCGTTAGTATATGGCGATATGGCTGATATTTCACAACATACAGAAAGTTACTTAATGCAAGTGATCCAGCCGTTAGTGGAGAAAATCAGTGATGAGATCAATCGGAAGTTCTTCACACCAACCGAGTATATGGCAGGATCACGTGTGAAGGCATCTATTGTGAAATTGCGTTTCGTCAGTGTATTCGATGTAGGGCAATCTGCTGAGAAGCTGGTGGAGTCCAGTACGTTGACGCCGAATGAAGTTCGTGAGGCGCTAGGGTATGATCGAGTCGATAGTGAGGCGATGAATGCTTATTATCTCACGAAAAATATTGAGCGTGGGGATTTAAAAGGAGGTGATATGAGTGAGTAAAAAGTTAGCTAAATTAATGATGGCTGAGCCAATTAATACAAAAGTACAGGCAAATACAGATGCGCAAGAGCTTCACCTATACGGTGTGGTTGGTGACAGCTGGGATGGTTTCACGTTAGAGAGTGTACGTGCAGCAACGCAAGGAATGGATAAGGATCACTTAAATATTCGAATTAACTCATATGGTGGTGATGCGACAGAAGGTGTGGCGATTGGCAATTACTTAAAGAATACATTCAGTTATATTGAAGTGTATGTGGATGGAATTGCAGCAAGTGCAGCCAGTGTAATCGCCTTGTGTGGAAATGAGTTGATGATGGAAATTGGCTCGATTCTGATGGTGCACAATCCGTGGACATTCTTCGTAGGCAACCGCTTGGATTTAGTGCGGGAAATGAAGACATTAGAGGCAATGGAAGCTTCTTATCGCGATATCTATATGCAGTTCTTCAATGGAACGGAGGATGAGCTGACAAAATTGTTGGACGATGAAACGTGGCTGACTGCTAAAGAAGCTTATGAACTGGGATTTGCAAGTGAGGTAATCAATGAGGAGGCAATTGAGCCAGTCCATCAACCGCAACCGTTAGTGGCGAGCTTATTGAAACAATACGTTGCACAAGCTGAAGAAAAATCAGAAAGAGTAGAGGAAGGCAAGCTATTGGCAAGCCATGTTAATTTATCCAATGTTGATATTGATTTGTCTAAATTGAAGATAAAAATGGCTGACTCAACTGAAGCTGATGTACCTGCAGATGAAGGTTCAGATGCTGATAACGAAGAACAAGGTATATCGTTCTTAAAAAAATTAAGTAATGTTGTAACTGACTAAAAATGGAGGTATTCAAATGAAATTAAAAGACAAACAAGAACAAGTAATGAAGGCGGCGTCTCGTGAGTTATATGAGGCACTGAATTCTTCTGATGATGAACAAGTACAAAAAGAGGCGTTCGAGAAATTCTCGGATGCACTGACAGCAGATGTGAAACAATCCATGAGTCGTGAGGTTGAACGCTTCGAGCATTCACGTGCTGATGAGGCGGTAATGGTTAAGCGGGCAGATCGCTTCCAGTTAACTAGCCAAGAGCGTGAATTCTTTGCTGAAGCGGTGGAGAAAGAAACAATTGAAGGTTTAGATGAATTATTCCCGACAACAGTTATCGAGACGGTTATGGATGACATCTCTAAGGAACACCCACTGCTTAGTGCGATTGATACGCAATATACGAAGGCAGTTGTGAAATACATCTACCGTAAAGGGACAGAGCGGACGGCTTACTGGGATAAAATTCCGGCTGATATCCGTCAAATCTTGCTAGAGTCATTTGCCTTCTTAGATATGGCTGTTTCGAAATTAAGTGGGTTTATCGCGCTACCGAAGGGCTACTTCCAGTTAGGGCCTGAATGGTTAGCACAGTATGTGTTGAAGTTCTTGCGTGAAGTAATGGAGGCGACTCTTGAAGATGCGGTTGTCAACGGAGATGGTCAGTTGAAACCAATCGGGATGATGCGTAAGTTAAGTGGGTCTGTCGATGGGGTATATCCTGAGAAAGATGCGGTAACGTTGACAGATTTCACACCACGTTCTTTGGCTGGAGTTCGTGCGCTATTGGCACGTGAAGAAACATTAGATGGCCAAATCTCGTTAGTTATAAATCCAGAGACGTACGAAGAGAAGATTAGTCCGAACCTATTCTTCCAAAATACGCAAACAGGGGCTTGGACACAATTGTCAATGCCGAATGGTGAGAAGATTGTGAAGAGCTATGCTGTGCCGAAAGATAAGGCGATTATCGGGAACTTGAAGAATTATCTGCTAGCAGTCGCAGGGAACTTAGAGATTAAGAAATATGAAGAAACATTAGCTATTGAGGACTTAGACTTATCCATTGCGAAACTGTTCGCAACAGGTGTGCCGAAAGATGCCAATGCCTTTGTCGTGTTAGACTTATCTGAAATTGATGGAGCAGTCGTCCCACCAGCTGATGATGAAGCGAATGTTAAACGTCAAGATACGATTAACCCGTCAAAGACTAATACTGAGTCAGAGGTAGCGGACGAGAGTTCATCTGGCTCAGAAGATGAAGCAGACGACCCGGTCATGTAAGAAGGGGTGAATGAAGTGAAATATAACGTAATTAAAGGCTTTTATGATAGTCAAGACACCCTGAAATCGGAACCTAAGGGACGTCATTACGTCCCAGGTGATGATCAGCGTGGGGTGTACCCGGCGACAAAACGGTCAATTGATGATGAACGCTTAGCATTTCTTCAAGATGAAGGGTTCTTGTCTGACAAGCCAATTGAGGAGTGATTCGATGGATAATTTCAAGGTGCCGGCTGATTTAGTTGATGAATTTAAAGCCTTATATATCAGAGAGTCTGGTATGGGTGTGGAAGATGATGAAATCTTCAAGAAGATGTTGGCGATGGCTTACAGCTATGTGGTGCAACAGACGGCGCCGTTCGATATTGAGCAGTCGCAAGTTGGTAAGCAGTTGGTGTTCGACCGGGCGCGTTATATACGAGCAAATGCCAGTGAGTTGTTCTATCAGAATTATTTGCCGGACTTGAATGCGTTCGGCTTAACTCTTCGGATGGAGGATGAGACCGATGATTCATAAGTCAATCCAACCAAGACGTGTGATGGAAAGTTTCACAGATGGATTTATCCAAATTGTAGAAGTTGCACCAAAGCGCGATCGGTTCAACACGATTATTCCTGGACAAAAACGATTGGTTGTCTTAGGAAGCTACGGGTTCTATGTGAAAGGAATTCATAGCCGAGATCGCCAAGAGTTCGGAGCTAAAAATTCTATGCTGGAGCAGCAAGTTGTTATTCCGATGAATTTAGACATTCACTCAGGGATGAGTGCTGTTCTTGGTGGAATAAATGAGCAAGTGCTCGATATTGTAAAGGTATATCACGACCGTAAAAATCATGTGACTGAACTGTTATTGGCAAGAAAGGGGGAAGCCTCAGGTGGATGATAAACACACGGTTAAAGAGCGCATCTTAAGTGTACTAGAAGAGATGGCCGAGTTATACGGTGTGCCGTTCTTCTACGGGACAGACCGTGAACGTGAGAGCTTCCCGTATTTTCGTTATAACTTCGGACATCAATATTCAAAGCGTCTGAGTAATGATAAGGCGATTAAACAAATCTGGTACCAGTTAGAAATGTTTACAACGGTTCCGTACGATGTGGAAGCGGAAGGAACACTACTTTACTCAGCGGAACAAAAGCTAGAACGTAAAGGGTTATTCACAACAGACTGGCTAGAAATTCCAGATGATGATAACCAAACGCGGGGAACGGTCTATCGTTATATGATGGAGGTTCGTCGATGAGAATACGTGGAGAAGTGATTGGTGATGCAGAGCAGTTCGAGGATGATATGCAAAAGCAAGTGACTAAGAGCAATCAATTGCCAGGTGCGATGGATGAAGGTGCCCGGATCTTGCAAGAAGCGGGCAAACAAATTGCCGTCAGTAAAGGATTGATCCGAACGGGTGCCGGTATTGCTGGAATCGTAGTGGAACGTGATGGGGATGACCGTCTGATTGGTTGGTCAGGACGTCCAAACTTCCACTTGTACTTCCATGAGATTGGGACGTATAAAGATTATCCACGGCCTCATTTGCGACCGGCCGCTGATCAAAAAGGGAATGAAGCAATGCAAATTGTTGAAGATAGGACAATTAATTAATACAAAGGTGGTAATACAATGGAAACAGTAAAGAAAGCAGTAATGACTGGACTTGGTGATGGATATTTCCAAGCGATGGAAACAGAAGAGACAACGAAAGAAGGTCCGCAATATGCAACTGAAGTATATTCGGTACCGTCATTACAATCAGCAGAAACAGAAGTGACGTATGAATCGTCTCCGCTTTTCTTAAGCAATAAACGTCATAGTGAGCTTGGACGTATTAGTGGAGCAACAATCACACTGAATGCGGCTTACTTACCGGATGGCTTCGCCGAAGAGATGACAGGGGCAGTGAAGTTGGGACCTGGTGCTTATGCTTATAATGACAAGCCGGTTCAGAAGTTCTTCCGCTTTGCCTTCCCAGTGACCGATGAGCATGGTGGCGAAGTGATTGTTAACTTCCCGAAATGCCAATTAGAGCCTGTTGGAATTAGTGCACAGACGGAGACGGAGAGTAAGGAAGGGCAAGTCAATGCTTTCAATATTGTCGCGAATGCACTGAACTATCAACCAGGCGAAGCAGACGGCAATAATAGTGTTTACTTGACAGTTGATTTGCGTGATGAGGAAGCGGCAGAACAGTATGACCGTGATAAGTTGCTGGAGAATGGTTGGTATGGGAAAGCAACCTTAGAGCAAGCAAAAAAGACTAGTGCACCCGCGGAAGATATTTCGCCAACCGACGGGGAAGATGATCAATCATTAGGCGAAGATGACGCAATCGTTTAATAAAGGGGCGGGCTGTGATGCCCGCTTTTTTTAATAAAAAAGGAGGAATTACTGTGGCAAAAGTTTTTACAAATACATTGAAGACGTACACGAGTGATATTACAGGGGAAGAGCGCAAGTATAAAGTAAATAATGCGGTTTTCTTATACTTAGATAGTGAGTTCGGACTCGATCAAGATACGTTCGATCAACTGTTAGAGGGTAACGGGTTGCTAGCGATGGCGAAATTCGTCACAGCGGTCTTGTTAGCTAACGGTGTCGATACTGATTATGAAGAAGTCATGAATAATACAGCAGCGAGAGATATTATTAAGTTTTATTCGGATTTTTTCGACAAGTTATACGGTCGGGATCTAGACAGTCAAGTCGAGGAAGCGGAAGAGAATCGTCAGGTGCGACAAGCGATTCTGAACGAAGCCAATCAACTGGCGGACGAGAGCGAATAGACTGGGACTTCCTCTATGCAATGAGCCGGAAGCACTTCAATATGAGCCGGCAGGAATTCTTATATGAGCATGATGTGGTCGGGATTGCCACGATGCTGAATCAATTAAGAGATGATCAAGATGATAGTGAACAAATCGAAGAAGTCCCGGGTATAGACTTCTTATAATCAGAAAGGAGCAAGACGATGGCAGAATTAAGAAAAATGGGGATTCGCTTTACGGCAGAAGGAGTGAGCGAGTATCGAGATGAGTTACGTTCTGCTGGTCGTGAAGCTCGCCGAATGTCTCAAGAGACTAAGCTAGCGATGGCAGAGCTTGGTAGTGGTGCGTCGTCGGTTGATAAATACCGGACGCAGATGAATGGATTAAATAAGCAATATGATACGCAACAAGGGCGCCTTAAGACGTTAACGCGCAATCAGAAAACATTCGGGACGGCTCTAAAATTAACAGATAGAGAATTAACCAAATCGAAGCGAGCACTCCAAGATTCAACGCGGGAGACAGCTCGTCTACATAATAATTATCGTAAAATGGGCGAGGCACTGGGCTGGAATGCGAAGGCAACGAAAGAAGCGAAAGCAGAATGGCAAGCGTCTGCTGAAGAAACAAAAAATCTATCGAATACAGTCAAAGAACTGGAGAGAGACTCAGCTCGCTATAGTAAAGAGCTAGAGAAGATGCCAGGTAAAATTAACGGTACCAAGCTAGAAATGCAACAGCTGAATGAAGAAATGAAGGGGCTAACCACTGAATATATTAATAGCGGTGGTCGGCTCGCTGATTTCTCCGATAAACTGTATAACACTGGTGAGCGTATTCAGCACTTCTCACACGGTATGCGGGATATGGGGCGCCGTCTAACTACTAGTGTTACGATGCCGTTGGTGGGAATTGGAGTTGCAGCCACTCGAATGGGAATCCAGTTCGAGTCTCAAATGCAACGTGTAAAAGCCGTTAGTGGAGCGACTGAAACGGAATTCGCTAATTTAACAGAAGAAGCAAAGCGCTTAGGTCGCGAGACAGTCTTCAGTGCACGTGAAGCGGCCGATGGTATGGAAATTATGGCAACTGCCGGATTCAGTGCGACCGAGATTATCGGGGCTATGAGTGGTGTGATGGACTTGGCGGCGGTTAGTGGGGGCGATATTGCCTTGGCGTCTGAAGCAGCAGCAACTGCTGTGCGGGCGTTCGGAATGGAAGCAAGTGAGACAACGCGAGTAGCCGATGTATTCGCTAAAGCAGCTACTGATAGTAATGCACAAGTAAAAGATATGGCTGAAGCGATGACTTATGCAGCACCTGTGGCGCACTCCCTTGGCTTGTCGCTAGAAGATACTGCGGCAGCTATCGGAATTATGTCAGATGCCGGAATCAAAGGGTCAATGGCAGGTACGACGTTAAGAAGTGCCTTAACTCGTCTGGCTAATCCATCGGCGGAAGCGGCTCGATTAATGGAAGAGCTTGGATTGAATATGTTTCAAGCGAGCGGCGAAATTAAGCCTATGAATGAGTTGGTTGCCGAGTTGGAACAGGGCTTAAGTGGAATGACGAAAGAACAAAGAGCGGCGGCGTTATCTACACTGTTCGGTCAACGAGCAATAAGTGGTTTCATGGCACTATTGGAAGCTGGGCCAGATAAAGTAGGTCAATTCTCAAATGCCTTACAAGAGTCCGAAGGGGCTGCTAAGAGTATGGCGGATACAATGATGGATAGTACAGAAGGGCAATTGAAGAAAATGATGTCTGCCCTAGAGTCGGCCGCAATCGAGCTGACGAATTCATTCGCACCTGTTATTACGGAAGTAGCTGAAATTGTCCGTGATATGGCGAATAAGTTCAGTGAGTTATCCACTGAACAACAGATGAATATTGTGAAGTGGGCGGGAATTGCAGCTGCAGCTGGACCGGTACTTACGATCTTAGGAAATATGGGATCTGTGATTGGTGGTACGTTCAAGGGATTCAGTCTATTGACAAGAGCACTAGGAATGGCTGAAGCGAAGTTGACGTTAACCGGGACATTATTCGGGTCTACAACGAAAGCTGTTGAGTCAATGGGAACTGCTGCAAGTGTGGCCAGTGGAGCGGGTGGCGTCGGGGCAATGACTGGAGCGCTAAGTGCGCTAAGTCCAGTCTTGCTCGGAATTGTCGGTGTTGGTGGGGCCTTAGCACTCGGTTATGGTGCATGGAAGGTGTTCGGTGAAGAAGCCTGGAAGGCGGGGAAACGAACAAGACGTTGGGGCGAAGATGTAGGTGAGGCAACAGATAAGGCGCTGACGGAGATTCAAGGTTTCGCTAATGAATCAATGGGTAAATTTTCTCTAATGGAAGAGGGCTTACATGGGAATGTTGATAACATGGTCACTGACTTCCAACGTATGGGAACATCAATTGAGAATGATATTGTCCGACAGATTGACCAAATGCAAGAAGCTGTTAATAGATTGCCTGAAGCTTATCGAGAAGCAGGGCAAGCGATCGTTGATGAGACGATTCAGTCGCAACAACAGGCATTAGAAGTTGTTAAGACTAATAATGAGCGAGTTTCTGAAATAAGACAGCGAGCGGCACAACACAACCGTCAGATAACCCTAGAAGAAGGGAAAATGATTCGAGATCTGATGGATCAAAGTGCCCAAGAGTACTTAAAAATAACGATAAATGATGCTGATGCTCGACGTGAAGTCTTAGCAGCAATGACAGGTGATGTAGAGAACGCCTCCTTAGAACAAGCTAAAATCTGGATTAAAACATTAGGCGAACAACGCCAGAAGACAAAACAAGAGCATACGAAACAACTTAAAGATTACAAAGCATTCTTAGATGAACAAGGGATCTTGCATACGGAAGCGGGCCAAGAATTAGTTAAGTTATTCGAGCAGGCTCGAGACGCTTCAACAGATGCTATCGATCAGCAAATTACGATGTTAGCGAAGAAATATCCAGAGCTAGCGGAGTTAATTAACTTCGCAACGGGAGATATTATCTCTGGCATGGATGGTGCGAATCAAGCTATTATTGCCAATAATAAGAAGATGATCGATAACTTCGATGTGTATGCTAATAAGCTAGCTGAAACGGCAGAGAAGAATGCGGAGAAGTTAGGGTGGCTTGGTGATGAAGCAACAGAAGCTGGTCGGGTATGGAATTCCATCGTCTTGGATGAAAAGACGGGTGAAGTGAAGAGTAACGCCCGTGAAGAAGTCGTCAAAGCAGCCGAAGATACAGCGACATGGAACATGCTTCGCTTTAATCTGAAAAATGCTGACTTGCACTCCAATGCACGTGCGATTATTGGCGAAGCAGCAGTTGAACATGGCTATTGGGAAGGTATGAGTTGGGAAGATAAGCAACTAGTCTTAAACAATGAATTCTCAGGTGAGATTTATAAAGCCTTGGAAGATAGTGGACAGTGGAATGAGCTGTCGCTAGAAGAAAAAAAGGCGGTTGTTCAGTCCAATACTGATGAGAAGATGACTGAAACATTAGCGCACTTAGGTCTGTGGAATGAGTATGAAGTCGAACTGAAGAAAATTGAAGCCGATAATTATGAGTTTATGAGTGCTATCCATGATTCACAAGCGGCGCTGGAAGTATGGGCAGGATTAGATCCAGAATTGAAAGAATTGTTGTTGGAGAATTCAGACGTGATGACGAAAATTTTCCAGTCCGAGGAACAATTGCAACGGTTCAATATGTTACCGGTGGATGTGAAAGAATTCCTGGCTGAGAATGGCGACTTTATGGCAAGAGTGATATCGTCAGAAGAGACGTATCAACGGTTCCGCGGGTTGAGTGATATAGAGAAGCAATTGCTGGCGAATAATACGCAACTGATGAATGAAGTTATGAGTTCAGAAGAAGCTTATGAGCACTTCAAGCAGTCGCCTGATATTCTGAAACGATTGGATGCAACGGGAAATACAGTTCAGTTTGCTGGGAAAGCTCGTGAAGAATTAGAGCTCGTACCGAATTTAGTACAGTCACACTTAGAAACACATACAAATGCAAACCAGACTGCACCGTATGTGAAAGATTGGAATGTGGAGCTGGATAAGACAACTTCTTATACGGAAGCCTATGCACATATGGAAACAAATGCGTCACATCCGACAGTGGAAGTACAGAATTGGAACAAGGTACAGAGTGAAACACGTTCGACAAATACGAATGCAAAAACAAGTACGAATGCAGTGGGACCGACCCATCAAGTAGAAGCGTGGAATAGTGCCCAAAGGGATACGTATTCAACCAATACAATGGCTAAAACAGCGACAAACGCTCCGGTGCCGACAAGTCAGGTGAATGCTTGGAATGAAGCACAAGGTGGGACATACTCAACAAATACACGAGCACAAACCGCAACGAACGCACCAGTGCCAACAAGTCAGGTCAATGCATGGAATAGTGCGCAATCCGGTACGCGATCAACGAATACTCGAGCAACTACATCAACGAATGCTAGAAGTAATACAGGTGCTGTTCACGGTTGGAATAGTGCAGTCCGAAATGCACCGTCAAAGAAAACATCAGTCTTCGAGACAATTAAACGAACAATTACTCAGTTCTTCCGACGTGAAACAGGGGATCGGCATTTTCCTGGTGGAGATGTCTGGTTAGGTGATGGAGGCCGTCGTGAGCCGTACTTGACGCCTAGTGGACACTTCGGTGTGTCGGGTAATAATTGGGAGTTATATAGCTTGCCGAAAGGAACCCGAATATGGCCGTCACGTCAAGCATTCAGAACGGAAGCAAAACATAATAGACGATTAGGTCAGTACATGGATCAGATACCGAAATTTGCTAAAGGAGGAACCATCCACAATGCCTATGATGGCTATACAGGGTTAGTTGGTGAAGCTGGACCGGAAATATTCCAAGTGGCTCAAGGGAAAGTATCAATTACACCAATTAGCCGATCTGAGCGTACGAGAGTACTAGATTCGCAAGGCGGAATCAATATGGAAGAGACTAATAATCTATTACAACAGATGATTCATCTACTGGCTAAAGGTCAAGTGATTGAGATGGATTCTCGCGCAGTGGGCCGATCAATCTATGAAGAGGTGGATGGATTGATGAGTTCACGGTTTAACCGCCGGCAAGCAATGAATATGAGGGGTGATTAAATGGAAATTAATGCGCTGGTGGTCGCTGGTCAGTCGACGGCAGATTTACCATTCAAGGTATATGTGGAAGCAAATGACGGCTTCCGAGCACCGAAGAAAAAGAATCGACTGATTGAAACAGATTATATGACTGGGGCGCTGAAGGAAGAGATTAAAGCGTGGTCAGTGATTGAGAAGAGCTATGTGCTGTATTGTCCGTTTGCTAGCTTGAAGGAATTAAGACAGTTGAAATTATGGGCAAAAGATCATGGTAAATTAACGCCGGCTGATGAACCGGATGTGTACTATGAGATATTAGATGTGGAACTAGGACATACCCGGGTGGATGAGATTAGCGGATACCGTGTGGAAGCGACGTTCTACTGTGAGCCATTCGGGTATGAGCGAGAATGGTCTACACGGTCATACCAGTCAGGACAGCAGTTGATCAATGAGACGAATGCACCGATGTTTCCACGTATAACGGCTTATGGGAATACATCGAGTGAAGCAATGGTTAGAATTGGTCAGCAACGCTTGTACTTCGAGCGAGTGCATACGAAAGTTGATGTAGAGTGTAAACCGGGCCAGCAAGATGTGTTCAATCAAAACGGGTCTGTCAGCAACGGATTGATGCGCGGTGAGTTCTTTGAAGTGATGCCAGGCTCAAATGAGATTGAGTTAAGTGGTATTAGTCGAATTGTTGTGCTGGAAAGGTGGGCTTGGGTATGATTTATTTGTACGATAAAACTGCAACAGCATTCAAATATCATGGCCGTCCGCTTCCGAATGCATATGATGTGCAAGTACATTATATGCTGAATGATGAGTTCTATGTTCAGGGGAAGCACCCGATTGATGACCGGCACGTTTACCAAGAAATTGAACAGGATAGGATTATCAAATGCTACACGCCAGATGGACCGCAACCATTTCGAATTATGTCAGTAACGAAACTGATGGGAACGGTGGAATTCGAGGCGTGGCCGTTGTTCTATGCGGATATGCGTCATAAGTTAGTAAAACCTATTGCAGCTAAGCGGTTGTCTGGAGTTGCAGTGTTAGAAGTGTTTGAGCAGAACTTACTGCAAGATACACCCTTCACCTTTAGTTCGAACATTGACAGTGTACATGATTATCATACGCAAGATATCAACGAGCGTGAAGAAGATGGATTAGCCTTGTTCGATGCGCTAGACGTGTTCAAAGCAATTGTTCGGCGTTGGAATGGAGAAGTTGTTATTAATGGTTATGATATTCGTCTATTGGAGCGAGTCGGTCAAGACAAACAAGTATTATTATATGAGAAGAAAAATATTGCAAACTTTGTCGATGAAACATCGATTAAAGGAGTTGTGACACGTCTTCACGGAAAATCAACGTGGACGACGCGTGATAAAGAAGATGCAGAAGAGAAAACTCATAGTCTGCAAGTAACAATTGATAGTCCACTGATTGATGAGTATGGCGGAGCGATTTATGAGAAGCAATATACGAATAATGATATTCGGACAGAAGATGAGCTGAGACGCTGGTTAGAATTGAAGTTCGAACGGGGGCATATCGATAAACCCGAGCGATCTATCGAATTAGAAACAAATATGGTGGACGGGCATGCGTTGCAGGTCGGCGATGGTTTAGTCTTAAAGTACTTAAAGCATGGTGTAGATGCACCATTTCGGATGACAGGCTATATCTATGACGGCTATCGCAATCGACACATAAAGGTATTGATTGGTAGTGCAACATCTGATGTCGGCTCACAATTATATGGGTCGGTTCAGAGCGGGATTAGCGACTTTGAACAGTCGATGGTTAATGAATTTAATAAGATGAGCCACAGCTTAATAAATTCACTGGGCAATAAAATAATCTACGGTTCAGAAAGACCGGAAGGAAATTTCAAAGACGGTGACATTTGGTTTGATGATAAAGGAACCATGTATATCTGGAATTCAGAGCTTCAAGATTGGGAAGAAATTATTCGGACTAGCGATCAGGAGCGTGTGAAGCGGTTAGTCGAAGAGCTGGAGAAGTACTGGGAAGAAGCGCAAGCAGAATTTGACAAGATCCAAGCCGAAAACGACAAAAAACTGGATGAGTTCGAGTCGCAGATAGAAGCGTTCCAAAAGCGTGTGGATGAATTTACTGGAGTGAGTCGTGAGGATATATTAGATGCGCTGGAGCAAGCGGATATTAGTGAGAAAGTGAAAGAAGCGATTAAAGACGCGATTAAAGACGCAGGATTCACGAAGTCACTAGATGATATCGAACAACGCTTAAATGAGACAGCGGAGTCTGCACGAGTGACCGCAGAAATTGTTGGGGGCGACGGAAGCACACGCTATAACAAGAATCGAGCGGATACAACTCAGGCAACGATTGAACTGGAAAAGCAGTTTGTGGAGATTGGGTCAACGGGAGATGATGGTTGGCCGGTCGATGATGAAGGAAACTTAAAAGAACTCACGATTAGCTTTGAAGCGGAGTGTATCCCGCGCGGGTCAAGCACGGTCACGGTTCGATTGTCCACGCCGATTTGGTATGGCACAGCAATTGAGATGCGACCGGATAATGAGTTCTATCCAACGGCTGATAAGCAAGCAACAGCACAGACAACGGAGCTATTTGCGGTTTATAACGATCAATATACATTGGCAGTTGATAGTCCATGGTTCGCTGAGCCGAGCACACAACGGGTGACGGTAGATAGCAATAAGACTGTAACGGTTAATCCGCGACTAAAAACAATTGCTGATGGGAATTTAGAAGCCGAATTTTATGGCGAGTGGAATACAGATCCAGAGTTAATATTTGACGGGGGAGTTGATTAGATGGCGGAAAAGATACCAATTAGAGTCCAGCACAGGCGAAAGAGCGCCAGCGATTGGCAAAACAGCGAAGAAATACTCTTAGCTGGGGAGCTGGGGGTGGAATCTGATACGGGTAAAGTTAAAGTCGGTGACGGAACCAGTCGATACACGGACTTACATTACTTAACAGGGCCACAAGGGGAACAGGGTGATACCGGACCACGTGGAAATCCAGGCCCACAAGGTCCAAGAGGGAACACTGGACCCCCCGGACCAAGAGGAGCGACTGGCGAGCGAGGCCCACGAGGTCAGACCGGCGAACGTGGAGAACGAGGGCCACAAGGGGCAACTGGAGAGACTGGTCCACGTGGGGAGAAGGGCGATTCAGTTACCGTTCAAAGCACTCAGCAATTAGACAACGGGACCACACAGATTACGTTTAGCGACGGAAACACCGTTGAAGTTCAGAAGGGGCAAGATGGGAGTGTCCGCTTTGAGAATTTAAGCAATGAGCAATTGCGAGAATTGCTGTCAGATATTCTAGCGGAAAAAGCAAATGTTAATCATACGCATACGTCAAGTGACATTAGTGACTCAATTACACGAATCGGAACGTCAGCAAGTGCAAATAAACTGGTAAAGACGGACTCAGCTGGCTTCCTAGACATCATTCATCCGAATGATAGCAGTCCAGAGAAATCGATTGTGACGAAGAAATTCTTAGATCAAAAGCTAGAACAGAAAGCGGATGGAAGCCATACGCATACAAACTTTGAAAATTTAACCATCGATAATCGGTTGTCATTTGGCGATTTCGGCTTGCAATATGACGGCGGAGAATATCCGTCGTTAACGATTAATCACAGTGAGTCTGGGAATATTATGACCACCAGACAATACTTTGTCGATTTCTGGAAGAATTTCGATATCCAAGGCAATGTGATTAAGGGATTGCCAGAACCCACCGCAGATGATCATGCAGTGAATAAGGAATATGTGGACAGCCAGGTAAACGAAATGTCTCAAGCAAATGAAGCTAGCTTAAGCAATTTCTCACAACAAGTCACAGAAGCATTTGATTCAAAAGCAAATGCAGACGAAGTTATCCGCCCGGGCGACGATGATGTCCGGTTCGGAAAACACGTCACAATTGATGCGTCAAATGACGGGAATTATTCAGCATCTTTATTCTTGAAGAAGAATAACCATCAATATGAATTCTTCACAAACGCCGTCGGGAAATTCGGAGCTTACGATAAAACAAATGGTCGAACATTGTTTGAAGCAGACAGAAATACGTTCAAGCATGAAACGAACGTTGATATGTCAAATAATCGGATTATGAATTTGCCAGAACCAAATGGAGCAAATCAACCTGCCACAAAATCATGGACAGAAGGATTAATAGCCAATTTCATCACGCAATCTGCGGGAGACCGTCGTTATGCGCGATTAAATCACAGTCATGCAGAATATGCGACGGCTACGAAGGTTCGTCAGTTAGAAGTGAAGATTGAAGAACTGGAACGTAAAGTTCAGACGCTCGAGTCACAAAGTGGAAAAATAAAGAATATCAATAACAACAGATGGTTGGATGTTGGAATCTATCCAAATGGGCAGTTACCATCTAACTCGACGAATAGATTGTTGTTTGAGGAGGAATAGTGGATGAATGAGTACAGAATTACTCTCAGAGGTGCTACTTATGAGTTTAAGCGGAATGAGTTTGTGATTGAAACAAGAAAACGTCTTGATTTCAATTTGGAAAAAATAAAATCTATCCAATTTGGAGATATTGAAGCTGAAGCGGAGTTTATCGCAGAAGATACAAGAGCTGGAAAGTATACATTTAATTTAACCTGGAATCCATTGTACGAGAAAGATTTAGCAAGAGGGTATTTAGGTTTCCACGACAGAGGTACAAGTAATAAAGTTGTCACTCTTGTTTATGCTGAGACGTTAAGAATTTCATCGAACAACAAGCTTATCACTCGAATAATAAGCAATAATACATCTCTAATTTTCGGGGGAGGGGGCTAAACTAAGGCCTCTTATCCCTTATATGCCAACGCTTAAGGCGGTGGTGTAGATGTTTAAACGGGTGAAAGTAGATAATCGAAATATCGGTAAGATTAAGAGCAATGACAAAGTGTTGTTTGTGAGTTTGCAGTTATTCCGGACTTTGCAATTAAAGTACAGATATAACAACGGACACCTGCTGATAACAGAGATTACTCAATCTATGGCTGATGATATCAAGCGTGCGAAAGCTATTGAGATTAACAACATCAAGTATGATTTAACTGGCACAAGCATTCGTTATGAAGATTTGTGGAACGAGTTGCGAATTGAAGGGGATAACTTTATATCACAGTTAGGAAGAGGACGAATCATTCAATATAAACAGTACAACAATACTGCTAAGCTATACGCTTAGCTAGAAAGGAGTTGAGGCGATGGTTGAGATAACAGGTGTACGCGGGACTGGTCGGCGAGAGGCATTCACGTTCACACCGAGCAGAGAAGATGAATTAATTCGTATTTATAAAATTGATGGATGTATTGGTGATACCGAATTGCGAAATATCCAAATCGAGCCGGGCAGTCGAGCGACGGATTATGTGACACCAACCGCGACTGAAACAGCAGTCAAAGGACTGCTGGGAGATATGCGGAAGCTAAATGTTAAGCTAGACGACCCAAACAGCGATTTGTGGGGGCGGATTGAAGCGAATAATAAAGGACTTCTGACGCAGTATCACGAAGGCGAGCTATCGAGTACGCTGGGGATTAGTCCGCATCAGCATATTCAGGCATTCAGAGATGAATTGAGCGGAGACTATGCGACATTTGAAGCACGATTGACTGGTATGCAAACAACTATTCGCAATGGGGCTGATGAATACACAGATACAGAGTTAGCGAAATTAAGACAGACTGAGATTAAGAATTTGGACGGGCGAGTATCCACAGCCACACAAACACTGGACCAACACGAGAACCGCTTGGAAGATGCTGAAGGGAATATCGCGTCGCATTCGACAACACTCGAGAGTCACGGGACGTTGCTGTCTGGCGTGGACGGGCGTTTAACGAGTCAGCAGCAAACACTTGACGGATTCGGTCAGACGGTTACGAATTTGCGGGGAGATATTACAAAGAATACGCAATTAATCGACGGATTTGACCGGCGTGTTCAAAATGTGGACGGGCGTGTGACTCGTGTGAGCGAGACGATTAATGGTGTGAGTCAAACGGTCCGCAACAATAAGGAGAATGCGGAATCGCGAATCTCGCAATTATCCAGCTTAATTGATTCGAAGGTGTCCAGTAGCGAGTTCTCAACGCTGATTAGACAGAACGACCGGACAATCTGGACCGCGATTAAAGATGAAGCGTCTAAAGAAGTGATTAGCTCGATTAATCTGTCGCCATCTGGAACGCGGATTTCCGGGCGTAAAGTGCAAATCACGGGTCAGACTTTGATTAATGATGCCGTGATTAAGAGTGGGCACATTCAGAGTCTGGATGCGGATAAGATAACAACGGGGACGTTGAATGCAGCGCGAGTGCGAGTGATTAATTTAGATGCGAATAATATTACATCTGGAAAATTAAGCTCGATTAATATCGAAGGTGGACGTATTAAAGCGCTGAATGGGAATATGGAAATTAATTTGCAAACCGGAACATATGAAGTGAAGACTGATGATGCGGTATTTAGACGAACAAGTGGACGTTATCCGACTATGTTTATGAAGATGGCGTACGGATATAGTAGCAGCATCAATGATCAAGTTGGGATGTTTGCGGTCGGTTCGAACCGTTGGAATTCTGATCGAGAAAGCACGAATGATGGTGGATTTGCGGGGATGCGTGTTTGGAATGGTAGCAGAAATGGTAATGATAGTAATGGATTTATCGATATGATTGATTTAGTCGGAGACGATGTGTTCATTCAGCACAAAGCGACTAGCGACGGTCGCGGTACTCAGCGTGGGTGGCACTTCAGTACGTATCACGAAAATAGACATGGTGGTTTAGTTACATTAAAACCGTTCGGGAATTACTCGCGTGCTGAAATTCACGTGACGGACTTGTACATTAAAACGAGTTCCGGCGAGCGGTCATTAAAGTCAATTTTAGGTATTAAATAATTTAAAAGGAGAGCGATAACATGGAAGAATTGAAACGTGAAATAAAAGTATTGCAGTTAACATTACAAGATTTAATGAACGCTTACGGTCAATCGTTAGCGAATCAGAATAGCTTGCGTTTAGAAGTGCAAGAATTGCGCGAAGAGAACAAAGAATTAAACGAATTATTAGAATGCAAAGATGAAGAGAATAAATAATTTAAAAGGAGACGATGATTATGTTAGAAGCTAGAACACCAACTTACCGACGCGGAGACAACACAACGAAGGTGGATTACTATCAAGCTAATCCATATATCAACTTTGAGGCGATTATACCAGGAAATTTAGAAAATGCACCGCATGACAAGTTGCTTGAAGAAGGCGAGAAGTATCTCAGCAAATTCTTTGACCACACAAAATACGTTACGAAACTTGAAGGACGTGTGCTGGAGTTAGATGAGAAGATTGAACAAGTGAATGAGCTAAACCGCAAAGCCGAAGAGCGGTTTGATGCGCTTGAAAAGATGTTCTTGAAGAGTGTTGAAGATTCAAAAGCGGAAGAAGAGTTGCCGGAATTGGATGGATTAGATGACGGCGGACTGGACTTAGGAAGTCTGGATTTAAGCGATTTGGAAGGAGAGCTATAAGATGAGTTCAAACCAAAGAGATGCATTGTTAGTGATTAGACGATTTGCGATTAACATCATCAAAGGAAACTTTGACTTTGCTGATGTATCACCGAAATGTAAACCATATGTTGTCCGATGCCTTGATTTAAACGGGTTCGGTCGATTGGTTCCTGAAGATTACCGTGAGTATTACGAGAAAACTTATGGGTCTAAGAAGAATGAAAAAGAACTAGAAGAAGAAAAAGAACCAGAAACTTCTGAAGAACCTGAAGCAACTGACTCTGAAGAAACCACTGAAGAATAACCATGGGGCGCTTTACAGCGCCTTTTTACATAGAAGGGAGTTGAGACGATGGATTGGCATCACAGCGGAGATATCTTAACCGAAATAGTCAAATGGCTATCAGCAGTTGGGGCTATCTCAATTGCAATAAATAAATGGGCGGTTCAACCATTTGCAAGCAGAATAGAGATGATTATGAACCGGCAAATCAAGCCGATTGAAGAACTCATCAAAAAAATGGAGCGACAAATCGAACTATCTGAGCGAGACCGCAATGAAATTAAAGTGTTGACAGAGCGGAATCAAGAGCTGATTAACCAGCATGAGAAGCGATTGGATCATCACAATGACCGATTAATTCGTTTAGAAGCGCACGCTGAATTCGGACGTCAGACAGTGAAGTATAAAGAAGAATACTTAGGAGGCGGAGAGTGTGAACGAACTCTTTAACAGCAGTGCATCAATCGCACTGGTGCTAGTTCCGTTGGTCAGTGGATTGACGGAGCTGGTGAAAGCAACAAATTTAAAACCGGCATTCTATCCACACGCTAGTACGCTAATCGGCTTCTTGATTGGGATCACACTATGGATAGTGCAGGGCGACGGATCGCTGGTACTAGTTGGGATCATTGCCGGGCTAAGTGCGAGTGGGTTGTATGACCAATTGGGAGCCGTCGAAAAATCAAAACAAAGGAGATAGAAGATGAAAATAATTGACAGACGAAAACAAGCGCTGGGATATCCAGGACATGGGATTTACCCATTACGAAACCGCAGCGCGATTAAGTATATTGTATGGCACTATACAGCGACGACTGGCAGTAATATTGTGTCGCATGAACAGTTCTGGAAACGTCAGCATGGCTGGAATATCGGGGGTTATCACTACTACATCGATAGAGCCGGCACGATTTACTGGAACTATGATTGGAACATTTGTACGTACGGTGCAGGACCCTCTAACCCGTATACGTTACACATTAGTCTGGAGGCGAGCCATAAGGATAACTACACGCAAGCGCAGATTAAAGCTCGTGAAGAACTGACATTAGACTTAATGCGGAAGCTTGGTCTCAGCGGGGATAAAATGCGGGGTCATAAAGAGCTTCCAGGCAATTCCACAAGTTGTCCAGGCTACTCAATTAGCGAGTTAAATCAATATCGTGCGGATCTCGTTAAGAAGTTAGGTGGTAAATTTACAAGCTCGCCTAGCGTGTCATCTCCTAGTGGGGCTAAATTTATCAAATATGAATATGGTAAGTTTACTGTCACTGTAAATGAGGGAATTATCGTACGTGATGGGGCTGGATTAAAAGCGAATAAGGTAGGAGAACTTAAGAAAGGTGCTTCTATTATCTATACCGATGTTTATACGGCGGATGGCTATACGTGGATTCGATATGCAGATAGTGGGAAAGAGAGATTTATCCCTGTACGAAAAACCGGAGAAAGTGCTTGGGGGACGTTCGCAGAAGTGCCAAGACAGTCTAATGATGCAATTGCTAAAGAGATTTTGGCTGGTGTATGGGGTAATGGGAACGTCCGTAAAGCACGTTTAGAAGCTGCGAAGTATAATTATAATGATGTACAGAAACGTGTACAGGAGCTGAAGGCTGTCCCTAAAAAAGAAGTGAAACCTGTAGATAAACCGATTGGCAAGACGAAAGATGATAACGAGTTTACGATTAACGGTAAAACTTATGTAGTTGTGGAGAAATAGAATAAATAATTGTCCTACTTGAAAGAGTGGGGCTTTTTTACATATTTTTTTTTATAAAAGAGTAAATTTTATTGTATACACAGTTGGATGTGGTATACTGTGAATAGCAAAGGGCAAACATAATTTATAGGAGAAGATTAACATGGATAACATTTATGATATAAGTAAATGGTTAATTAATAATAGTGAAGGAATGTCTAGTCCGTCTAAAGATGGCAATTTGAAGTTACAAAAGTTATTATATTATGCAAATGCGATACATCTAGTGGCATATGATTCACCACTTTTTCATAATGTTATTGAAGCTTGGGCAGAGGGACCAGTCGTGAAGGATGCCTATGTTGCTTACCGGTACAATAAATTGTGGAATAAGACAGATTATGAAATTTCTAAAAGAACCAAGTGTGTGTTGGAGACAACATTGGATATGTTTGGTGACTTCAGTGCAAGAGAGTTAGTCAATATGACTCATGATGAAATGCCTTGGAAGCAGCATGAAGAGAATATTAAGTTTGAAGAAGATTCATATAATTATATAGTGATATCACAAAGGGATATTAAAGAGTTTTATACACCTATTTTTGGTAATCTGCACAATGAACAACATGAGGAAAAAATTACGATTGATAATAATGTATTCGTCTATAATAAATTAGAAACTGAATTAACCACGGAGGATATTAATACATTAAAATCCGATTTTTCAAATGTAACAGATGAAGAGTTGTTTGTTTATAAAGATAATGGAGAGTTGGTTGCATACTAG